CCCCAGAAGATGAACAGTATATACTTGAAGATCACAATGAACTAATGCCGCAGAAGTTTCCCAATGTACATAGATCAGAATGGGCTTGGGTAGGTACTCGGTTTGATAGTGAAATAGACAACAACGGTACAGTAGAACAGTTATACGAGCAGCTTAAAAATCTGCTATCAACGGACTTTCCCGCCAAGTAGTTTTGCTACTGTTAACTTCGATCCTGCAGTTAGCACACACAGATTTAAGATTACTCCAGTCGTTATGTTTTAAGTTTCCGTCAAGATGAAACACAAACATTTGACTGGCATTCTTTGCTTTAAATCCACAACGTTCACAAACTAGTTTTTTCTTATATCCAGCTTTGACCCAACCAGATTGTTTCTGTGTGTACTTTCCTTTACGTGCGCAGGCCGCACATGTTTTCCTGTAACGTATTTTCTCCCTGGATCTATAATTAACGGCAGCCGGATTTCCTTTGCAAACAGTACATAAAGGTCTATTCATAGCAGTATTTATATAGGAAACCTTTGAAAGGCACCTCTAAGTACCAAAAATATCAAGCCTTTTATAAATACTACAAAATGTTTTATTAAAGGATAAAAACATGGCACTCGTATCCCCAGGTCTTGAAATCAGCGTAACAGACGAAAGTCAATACGTTCCAGGTGCAGTTGGCACCGTTCCACTTATTATTATGGCTACTGCTCAGGATAAAACAAATCCAGCAGGTAACAGTGCTGCTGATACTACTGCAGCCAGAGCCGGCAAGCTACTTGCATATAGTAGCCAAAGAGAATTAATTACTGCAATGGGTTACCCTAGCTTCCAACAAAGTGCAGCTGGTACACCATTACACGGTGATGAACTAAACGAATACGGTTTAATGGCTGCATACAGCGCATTAGGTCAAGTAAACAGAATTTATGCTATTCGTGCAGATGTTGACTTAGCTGCGTTGACAGGTACAAGTGTACGTCCAACTGGTACAGTATCAAATGGCACACACTGGTTAGATCTAGCAAACAGCACATGGGGTATTAACGAATGGGACGCAGTCAATGGTTCGTTTACTTTAAAAACTCCAATACTTATTACCTCAGATGGCGATGTAAATTTTACTAGTGGTGTATACGTACCAAAATCTAGTGTTGGCACAATTGGCAGTTATGCAGTAGTGTTCCAAAGTTTTACTGAGTCACAAAGCAGCAATGCATTGTTGTTTTACAAAAATATATCAAATGAATGGGTACGTCTAGGTACTGATGCTTGGATGTCTAGCTGGGCCACAATCAGAGGTTCAGTAACATTCTCGAACATTAATACTGTAGTAACAGCAACAGGTGACTCTATTAGTATTAACGGTACACCTGTTGCTGTTAGCAATCTGTCAGTAAATTCTGTATCGAATAATATCAATAGTGCAGGTATTACTGGTATTACTGCAGCAGTAGTTAACGGTAAACTTGAAATTTATGCTTCATCGTTATCCGAAAGTGACGGTAGCGTAGCAGACGGTAAGATTGCTATCGCCAACGATGCTGGCACACCATTAGCAGCTTTAGGTATTGTTGCAGGCACATACGCTAACCCAATTTTAACATATGGTACATTTGCTGGTATTCCAAGCTGGAGAAGCACAGACACAGTACCACGTCCAAGTGGTTCAATCTTTGCTAAAGTTGGAGCAACTGGTAGCGGTGCAGATGTTGTTATCAAGCGTTATAGCAGCACTTCTGAAACATTTAGCACATTAGCTGCAGATTTTTATAACAGAGCAAATGATGCCCTAGTTGGTTTAGATCCAAGTGGCGGCGGCAACGGTATTGCAGCTGGTACAATTTGGATTGCATATGATCCTTTACGTACAAACACCGGCGGATACAAGCCATTCCGTCGTCGTGTAGCAGGACGCACAGCAGTAAGTGGCAGCGCAGTTGGCGCAAATCCATTTAGTTCAGGCGACATAATTACCATTGGTGTTACCTCAATTGGAACTTCTGCAATTACAGAGTATTCAATTGAACTAAGTGGCACTAGTCCAGCAAGTTTTGTTAGCGATATACTAGCTGCAAACATTCCTGAGATCACAGTAGCAGTAGCTAATAATGTTATCACATTCACACATATCTATGGCGGTGATATATATCTAACCAATGATACTGGTACTCCAGTTGCTGATGCTGGTTTCAGCAGTTCAACAACAGGCACAATAGTATACGGTAATGCACTAGCGTTGACTAACTGGGAAGCATTAACTTATACATATAGCACAACTGAGCCATATCAAGCACCAGCAGATGGTACATTATGGTATTACAGTGATCCAGCTACAGTTGATATTATGATCAACGAAATTGGTGGTTGGAAGGGCTATAAAAATTCATATTATGACGGCAACAAGACTGATGCACGTGGCTACGACCTATCAGAAACAGATCCAAACGGTGTTATTATTACTGCTAGCCAACCAGAGTATCAAAGCGATGGTGTTACAGCTCTTGCAGCAGGTGACTTATGGTTAGACACCGGCGATTTAGAAAATTATCCAGCATTGTACAGATATACTGGCACTGACTGGTCACTAATTGACAATACAGATCAAGTTGGTCAAAACGGTATTGTATTTGCTGATGCACGTTGGGATACCACCGGCACAACAGATATTATCACTGGTTCATTGCCAGCAGTTACTGATCTATTAGCAAGTAACTATATTGATCAAGACGCTCCAGACTATAGACTATATCCACGTGGTATGTTGTTATTCAACACACGCCGCAGTGGTTACAATGTCAAGCGTTTTGTAAGCAACAAGTTCAATGCAACTGACTACCCAGATCTACCAGCAGTACCAGGTGCAGCCGGTAGTTTGCCTACTATCACTGATACATGGCAGTCAGCAAGTGGTCTAAAAGACAACGGTAGCCCATTTATGGGTCGTCAAGCACAACGTAAGATGGTAACTGCAGCAATGCAAGCTGCGTTGATTGCTAACACAGATGTACGTGAAGACCAATATGCATTTAATATTATTACATGCCCTGGTTATCCAGAAGTTATTGACGAAATGGTTGCATTAAATAACGATCGTAAGAATACTGCGTTCATTATTGGTGATACTCCAATGCGTCTTGCACCAAATGCAGTTGATATTGCAAATTGGAGCAACAATACCAATGGTGATGGTCTAGCAACTGCTGATCCATATCTAGGCATTTACTACCCATGTGGTCAAACCAGCGACTTACAAGGTAACACAATTACTGTACCAGCAAGTCATATGGCACTACGTACAATGATTTACAACGATAACGTAAGCTATCAATGGTTTGCACCAGCTGGTACACGTCGTGGATTAGTTGACAATGCAAGCAGCATTGGATACATTGATGCTACATCAGGCGAATTTGTGTTTAACAGTATTCGTCAAGGACTACGTGACACATTGTATGAGCAAAGAATCAATCCAATTACCAATTTACCAGGTGTAGGATTAGTTGTATGGGGTCAGAAAACACGTAATCCAACTGCAAGCAGCTTGGATCGTATTAATGTAGCACGTTTAGTTAACTACATCCGTACAATTCTTGCTAACGTTGGTAACGGCTTCTTGTTTGAACCAAACGACAAGATCACACGTGATCAGATCAAGAATATCATCAGTGGTGCAATTAATGATCTAGTTGCAAAACGTGGTATTTACGACTACTTGGTAGTTTGCGATGAGTCAAACAACACTCCAACACGTATTGCAAGAAACGAGTTGTATGTTGATATTGCAATTGAACCAATGAAAGACGTTGAGTTTATCTTTATTCCTATCAGATTAAAGAACCCAGGTGATATAGCAGCAGGCGTATAATAGGTAAGGGGGGTGTAAAATCCCCCCTACAAAATTTTGGATAAATTTTGATAAATACCTATAACAGGAGAATATAAATGGCAATAGCCTCATTAAACAGATTTACAGTTCCTTTAGCAACTAACCAAAGTGCAAGCACACAAGGCTTATTAATGCCTAAGATGAAATATCGCTTTCGTGCGATATTTGAAAATTTTGGTGTTAGCACAGACAAAGTTGAACTAACAAAACAAGTAGTAAGTATTGCTCGTCCAAATGTAAACTTCAATCCATTTGCAATTGATGTTTACAACAGTAAGGTAAACCTTGTTGGTAAACCAAGCTGGGAAACAACAACCGTTACATTACGTGACGATGCAGGCGGTAATGTTAGCAAGTTGGTTGGTGAACAAATTCAGAAGCAATTTGACTTTGCTGAACAATCAAGTGCCAGTTCAGGTATTGATTATAAGTTTCTTCTCAAGTTTGAAATGCTTGATGGTGGTAACGGCGCTAATGAAGCAAACATTCTTGAAACTTGGGAACTATATGGCGCATTTGTTAGCCAAGTTAACTACGGCGACATGAGCTATTCAGAAAGTTCAGCTGCTGAAATCGTACTAACAGTCACTTACGATAATGCAGTACAAACTCCAAATGGTACAGGTGTTGGTACAGCAGTAGGCAGAACACTAGGTACAGTTATCACTGGTATAAGTTAATAGTCAATATTAACAATAAAAGCCCGGACACAATCCGGGTTTTTTTATGGCATAAATATTCGTATGGGTATCTTTGATAATTTTTTACAGCAGCTGGGCACAGGCGATCAGGTTAGAGACTTCAAACACGCTAGTCGTTTGTTTGTCAATAATAACTATGCTCTCAGTCCTAAATATACGTGGTTGTTTCATGTGTTCTTTGACATTAATCCTATGTTAAGTAAAGTTAATACACAGAAGCAAATAGAAACTGGATTGTTGGTTAAGTCTACAGATCTTCCAAAATTTAAAATAGACACTAAAACATACAATAACTATAATCGACCTGCTATTGCTCAAAGTAAAATTAGGTATGAAGATATTAACATTACCTTTCATGATGATAGCAGTGATGTAGTAAGAAATTTTTGGTATGACTATTACGATTTTTATTATCGTGATATGGATAACAGTTACGGTGATCCAACTGGTTCAATTAATCCAATATACGCAGCACAAAATAAACAAAGACTTGGGCAGCGCACACAGTTTAATAAATTTGGTTACTCTCCAAGATCGCCGTCGGCAATGAACATGCAATATCTGCAAGCAATAAGAATATACAGCTTGCATCGAAAAAGATTCTCAGAATACACATTAATTAATCCTGTTATCAATAGTTTCAGACACGGTACACATACCAATGGATCCGATTCGACAATGGAACACAGTATGAGTATCAGTTACGAAACTGTTCTCTATGCAACTGGTTGGGCAAGAACAGCCCGAGGCTTTGCTCAATTACATTATGACAAGAGTCCAAGTCCATTAACACCAGCAGGTGGTGGTACCAATAGTTTTGCAGGACCTGGTGGTATTTTAAACACAATCAGTGAAGTAATTGGAGATGT